CGGCAGAATACGTTAATCTTGGCCTTGTTCATTTCAAACTCCTCTTCGGTGCTGCTCCCGAATCCCTTGTTCAGGAACGAGATGCGGAACGAGAGGGAATAAATCTGTTTGCATACCTGCTTGGCCTCTTGTTGGCAGCGTTCACGGTGTTCCTTGCCCAAGTCATCCAATATGCGCCTTGCTTCTTCCATAGTCAGCCCCTTGGTGCTGGTGGTCCGTCCGTCGGTGAGGTGTGCCAGGAAGTTCCGTCGGTTCTCCTCGTCCATACCCGCTTGGCGGAACACGGCGTGCAGTGCCTTCACCTGTTGTGCCGTTACCGGCTTGTCTGCAATCGTCTTCATAATCCGTTTCAATTTTTAATTTTTAATTCTCAGCCCTCAATCCTCCGGTTTTCGGTTCCCCCAATATCTTTCCGCTTCTTCCGGCCAGATGTCGAACTGTCTCTTCGGTCCGACATATCGCCCTTTGCTGAAAGCCCGGTAGCCTTCCACATAGATTTTCAGGTCGGCATTGTACATGACACTCTTCGCACTGCGCCCGCTTGGCAGCCGGCCGTCGGCATGGCTGATGAAGATGAGCAGCTTGTTCTTGTGCCGCTCGCGGAACTCGATGTACTGCTTGAAGGTCATCATCGTGTATTGGAAGGAGTCTATCACCACGAAGTCGGGGCTCTTCTGGCGGTTCATCCGCTCTTCCAGGCGTTCCATGCTCTCGGCATCCAGCAGCACGAAGCGGCGGTTCACGTCCATCATCCCGAAGCGGCGGAGGCAGTTCTGCATCGTCAGGCTCACACCTTCCTCCAGACTGTTGTAGGCCACACGCCCGAAACGGCACAGATATTTGCAGAGCTGCATCACGAAAGAGGTTTTCCCGTTGCCCGAATTGCCCCACACGAACCATACGCCCCGTTTCTCGGGCATCCCGAACGCCTCGTACCATTCGCCGCGGAAGTCGAACGTGTCGTACTTCATGCTCAGCATCTCGCGCACTCCCTTGGCGGTACGGTCCTTGGTCTTTTTCTTGTCATTCTCCATGGCTGCGCTCCAAGATACGTTTCTGTACGTGTACCATTCGCTTCACCCGTCGAAGGTCGTTCTCGCTGGCTTCGGCATCCTTCAGTACCTTGCCGATGGCTGCCGTGTCGGTCAGTCCGTTGGCTTGGCAAATGGCGTGGATGTCGTTGCGGTTGGTGGGCTGCACCTCGAAGAAACGGCGGCCGATGCGGCTGTTGATTTCCTTGTACCCCTTCTTGTTGTACTGCAAGCCGGTAGCCATGCGCCGCTTGATGTAGTCCGTACTCAGGAACACGATGCCGCTGTGTCCTTCCAGGCGGTTGTAGATGCTGATGAAGTAGTTGAACACGGTGTCGGTCAGCTTGTCGCCTTCGTCGAAGATGATGAGCGGATTGCTGAGGAACGAAATCATGCCGATGGCATATTCCAGTATCTCGCGGGTGTTGCTCGTGTCGGTGGGTGCGCCTACCTGCTTGGCTATCTCGCGCACGAAGTCACCCTTGCGCATATCCTCCGAGCAGAGGATGTAGAACACGTTGCGGTGGCTCTTGCGGTAGTCGATGGCGGCGGTAGTCTTGCCGCATCCGGCATCGCCCACAATCCAAGTCACGTTCTTGTACATCTGTGCATCTGCCAGTGCGAAGGTGATTTCCCGGAAGGCGGTGCTTTCGGTCAACACCCATTGTTCGAAGCTATAGCCTATCTGGGTAGCGATGCGCACGAACATGTCGTCGCTCACTTTCTCGTACTTGCCGTTCAGTATCTGCGATACGGTAGCCGATGAAACCCCGTTCAGGCTCTCGCTGGCACGGTTGCGAGAGGCGTAGTTGTCGCAATACTCGCCAAGCGCCGTACGGATGGCTTCCTTGTTTTCAGTAGTCAGTTCTTTCATTCTTTATCGGTATTTAATTGTTGTTTAATCAATACTATATGTCATTCAGAGCGAAGCGAAGAATCTCGGTGACATTCTCCTCGTGTGAATCTGTTATCTACATCTTCTCGTAGCAGCTTATATCGTCAAAGGTCAAGTTCGAAGTGTATTTCGTTTCTTCGCCCAACGATGAATAAGCCAGGGCCATTTCTTCTTCCTCTTCCTCCATGGCCTGTTTCTCGGGCAGCGATATAGGTGCTTTCAGTCGTCCGTGGTCGTAGTCGTCACGCACTCTGTCCATCATCTTCCGGCTCACGTTCTTAGGCTGCGGTGTCACAAGGCCGAAGAGTTCGGCGGCTATCTGTTCGTCCAGGTCGAATTCTTCCATCGACACCTGTACCAAGGCCATGGTCTCCTTGCTCCGTTCGATGGTGCGGCGCATGAAGCTGGTTTCTTCGCTGGTCCGTTCCTGTGTGCCACGGCTGATGATTACCTTCGGAGTGGCTTCGGTACTGAAGCGCAGGCCGGTGCTGCACACTTCCCACAATTCCACACGGGTCATGTCCATCGGGTCGTACATTACGTGGAACCGTCTGCCGGTGTTGCGCAGTGCCCATTCTTCGTTGCGGAGTCCGTCCGTACCATATACGTCATATTCGTAGGTCTGCTTGCTGAGGGTGATTTCCACACCCTTGTTGGTATAGGTCACGGCCTTCTTGCTCTTGAGCCAGAACAGGTGGCGCATTTCTTCCGCGCTGACCGGTTGCGATTCGGGGTTCTCGCTCATCGCATACATGTCCTTACGGGCGATGCCGGTCTTGGGGTGTGCTGCCGCATTCCATTCGTCACGGCATTGGCGGTAAATTTCCTTCACTTCCTCCAAGGTGGGCAGGGCAAAGGCGTTGGCCTCGATGAACTCCAAGTTCGGGCGGCTGCTCAGTTTCTTGGTGGTCACGTTCTGACCGGTGAAGTACCACAGTTTGTGCAATATCTGCTGCTGGAAGCGTCCGAATGCACTCTCGATGGTCTTGCTCTGCCCGTTGTAAGGCATGGTGGGCTTGCGGATGACGGCAATGCGGTCGAAGAATCCTTGCGCGGCTGCTTTCTTGTGACCGCCCTGGTTGTCGTTCACGATTTCGAACGGACGGGTACCGGCTGTTTCTACAGCCATACGGAAAGCCTTGTACTGGCTGTCGAAGTTTTCATTCGGGGCAATGTCGTAGCCCAGCATCATTTCGCTGTAGGCATCCATCACCTCATATACGGAGGTGGTACACATCTTGCCGTTGCTGTCCTTGTAGTAGAGGTTCAGCTTCGTACCGTCCGAGTACCACAACGAGTCGCGCAGGGTAGGCAGTTCGGTCTTCATTAGTGTACTGAACTTCGCTTTCCATTGCTGCATACCATACACCGCACCATACCACAACGACACCATTTCGGGTGAGTTCAGGTAGTTCTGGATGGTGGTCAGGCTCTTCACCGGCTTCATCGTTCCGCTCTCCACGGCCCGGCGGTTGAACTCCTCGAATATCTGTGCATCCGTATAGACCGGCACCCGGCTGCGTTTCAGTTTCAGCAACAGACGGCCTTCGTCCTGACCTATCTTCCGTGCCGAGGCATTGCCGTTTTTGCCGCTTATCAGCACGCCGTAGCCGTCTTTCTTGTAGGCATTGAACTTTTCCTTCAGTCGGGCGGCATTGTTGGGCAAGGTGTGTCCGTACAGCCGGCGCAGCTCTTCGCACGTGCCTAATACCACATCCCATACTTGCTTGGGGCGACGGTATCCGCACTTGCTGTGCAGTGCCCGGGCATCCTTTTCAGTGCGCACCATTTCGTTCATCACCTCGGCATTCAGTACATATTCAGCCTGTTTCTTGTCGGTCAGTCCGCTGCCTCCCGCCAGTTCATAGCGACGGTAGAACTCCACGGCCTTCGGGTCTTGTCTCAATAGGTTACTCATAAGCTGTCTCTTGATTTCTTGCTCGGCTTCGGGATACACTTCGTCATACCGCTCGCGCACCCGTTCGGGCAAAGATTGGTAGTCTATCAAAGCAGTGCGCCCATTGCCGCCACGTTGATGGAACACGAACAGCTTGCGCTCTACGTGATGCTTGTATTGGGTATGTGTCATCACACCACCATTCACCAGTTCCGTGTATGTCACGCATCGTATATTCCCGTACATTTCCATAGTCATTGGATTTTTATTGTTAGTGCAAGCCCCGGACTCGAACCGGGGTGTGAGCCGTCTTCCGTCTTTTTCCTTAAAGTTTAATACCCGTTGAAATACGGTTTAAGAAGGTATCAATAGATGGTAAAAGAAGTGTTATCCCGAATAAGGAAGGCTCTCTGCTTACTCCGTTTCTTATTCTTCAGTCTCTACATAAAATCGTTGCCCGATTAGCCCGAGACAACTGGTCATTACCAAAGCCATACTGGCCATCAGTTCGTTGCTTGTTGCATCCACCGAATCTGCACAGCGGAGTGCGATGATGATGCCGATGGCAGATGCAATAATTTGGATGATTTTTAGTGTTTTCATATCGGTGTTTTTTTATTTATATTTCTTTGGATATTTTGGTTTTTCCGTACTTATCGAGAATCTTTATTGTCTTTAGGGGGTTCTTGATTTCGCGGACCGTTACCTTTACATCTACCATTCTTCCTCCCTTTTGAAGCGCCATTTGGCGGATTCGCTCACTTTGGGGGGAGTTTCGTTTGTATAGGAGGGCCAAGCCTACATTGGCAACCGTAACCCCGAACGCTTTTGCGATTTCTCGCTTACCTTCCTTGTCTAACTCGATTTTTACACTCATTTTGTAATGCTTTTAAAGTTTATTTTCGTATTTTTGAGGGCTGATTATTAAATCACGGTGCAAATATAAACACTTTGTGAAATACAAACCAAACATTTTGCGAATTATTTTATCGCATAATGTGAATTTTATATGGATTATGGATAAAAAAGCGATGTTAGAGGACTTGATTAAGCGTTTTGGAGCTGGCAATAAGACCCAGTTTGCCAAATTGTTAGGTGTGACTCCCCAAGCTATTAGCACTTGGTTGAGCAGGGATACCTTTGATAAGGATTTGATATTCGCAAAATGTGAAAACGTTATACCCAAATGGCTATTAACGGGGGAAGGCCCGATGGTTTCAGAACCTGTTGATGAATTGAGAGACCGTTTGTCTTATATATTATTGCTTATAGGTACTGATAATGCTCCTCAATATTTAGGAGTAAATAAATATCAGTTAATGGATTTTTGTAATGGGGGAATTTTGCCTTCCGATGAATTTGATTTCAACCGATTGTTAAAGCGATTCCCTTTTAATCCCGACTGGTTAATCAAAGGGAAGGGCGATATGTATATATCTGGAACAAAAGAAGAGAATGAAAAAGCAATAAGAAAACAGATTGATGAGGAACATATTGCACAAAACAACGAAATAATCAATGCACATCTAAATACACAGCCTACTATCAACGAAGAGCGCAAAGGATCACCTTATTACAATGTAGATTTTATCGGTGGTTTCGATGCGCTGATGAACGACCAGACCATCAATCCCGACTTCTACATCAACTATCCGCCTTATAATAAGGAAGACGTAGTATGGGTAAATCTTACAGGTCGCTCCATGGAACCAGAACTG